ATAATATTAAGCATATTGTGCATCTTGGTGATTACTATGATAACAGGAAGTTTATCAACTTCCGTGCTCTTAACCGTAACCGTAATCACTTTCTTAAACCGTTAAGAGACAATGGAATGACCATGGATATTATCTGTGGTAATCATGACACGTACTATAAGAATACTAACGAGCTTAACAGTCTCAAGGAGCTCTTAGGTCACTATATGAATGAGGTAAATATACTTCATGAGCCTACTGTGATGGACTATGATGGGTTTAAGTTAGGTCTTGTACCTTGGATATCCGCAGAGAATGAGAAGCAGTCATTAGAATTTATTAATAATGCTAAGTGTGATTGGCTTGGAGGTCACTTCGAGATAGCTGGTTACGAGATGATGAAAGGTATAAAGAATGAGCATGGATTAAATCGTTCTATATTTAAACGATTTGAGAAAGTCTTATCTGGCCACTTTCATACAAAATCAGAACAAGATAATATAACATATCTAGGTTCACAGATGGAGTTCTTTTGGAATGACGCCCACGATAAAAAATACTTTCACATACTTGACACCGAGACTAGAGAGCTTACTCCTATACACAATCCGCACACTCTCTTCCATCGTATCAGATATGATGACAATGATTGTGATTACCTCCATTATCCTTTGGATGATGTAGAAGGTAAGTTTGTAAAGTTAGTGGTAGTTAATAAATCGGATACCTTTACTTTTGATAAGTTTGTTGATCGCATACAGAATAGATCAATACTAGAATTGAAGATTGCAGAAAACTTTAACGAGTTTGTTGGAGAAAATGTAGAAGATAGTGAAATATCAGTTGAAGATACTTCGAGTTTATTATATACTTACATAGACGCTGTAGATACAGACTTAGATAAAGATAAGATTAAATCTCAGATGTCAGATCTTATGTTGGAAGCACAAACTCTAGAAATTGCATAATGATTACATTTAAAATTTTAAAGTGGAAGAATTTTCTTTCAACTGGTAATAACTGGTCTGAATTAGATTTAACTAAAAATAAGACTACTCTTGTTGTTGGATCTAATGGGGCTGGTAAGTCTACTATGCTAGATGCTTTGAGCTTTGCTTTGTTTGGAAAAGCTCATCGTAACATATCTAAACCTCAGTTGGTTAATTCTATTAACAATAAGAATTGCATTGTTGAAGTAACTTTCAGCGCATTAGGTTCAGATTTCAGAATCGTTAGAGGTATTAAACCTAACGTATTTGAAATATGGAAAGGCGAGACGATGATTAATCAATCATCTCATGCCAAAGAGTACCAGAAGATCCTCGAGCAAAACATCTTGAAGCTCAATCATAAGAGCTTTCATCAGATTGTAGTGCTGGGCTCCTCCTCCTTCATTCCTTTCATGCAGCTAAGCGCTCAGAATCGAAGAGATGTTATCGAGGATCTTCTGGACATTAACGTATTCTCTAAGATGAATTCTTTACTAAAAGAAAAGACATCGTTATTGAAGGATCAGATCAAAGATGTTACTCATCAGCATGCCGTCACAAGCACTAAATTTGATGCTCAGAAGAAATATATTAAAGACATCAAAGCAATTAATAAAGAGCAAAAAGAAGAGAAGCTCAAACTCATCTCAGATTTCCAGGATGAAATCAAAACTCTACATGGAAAGAACGAAGAGCTTAGTGATTCCATTCAATCTCAACTACCGAATGCAGATGTGGAGAGAGGACAACGCGAAGCTAAAATTAAAGAGCTTGAAGCCTATAAGACCAAATTCAACACTGAAGTCAAGAAGATCGTTAAAGAAGTCCAGTTCTTCGAGAAAAACGATATCTGTCCGACCTGTGATCAAGCCATCACTGAGGAAACAAAAGCAGCCCATATCTTGGAAGGTAAAGGCCGAGCAAAGGAACTTCAAGCGGGAATTAATAAAGCAGATGACGGACTACAACAAGCTCAAGAAGCTTTATCCTCTGCATTAAGTATTATTGATATATGTAGAGCTTATCAAAGTGATTTAGCTGCTAATAATAAATCTATAGCTCAATTTCAATCTTCTATTGATCGTACTCAAGCAGAGATAGGTAAGTTAGATAGTAATGTTGATATGGATCAAGCTATACAAGATCTAGACGATCTTACATTTACAAGTAATAACTTAATAGAAGAAAAGCTTGCACTTAGTGAGCAACTAAACTATAATGTCATAATGAGTACAATGCTCAAGGATACTGGTATTAAGACTAAAATTGTAAAGCAATATCTTCCTGTTATTAATCAGCTTTGTAATCAATATTTAAATATTTTAGACTTCTATGTTTCGTTTAATCTAGATGAATCGTTTCAAGAAACTATTAGGTCTCGATTTAGAGATAGCTTTTCATACGATTCATTCTCAGAAGGAGAGAAGCAACGTATCGATTTAGCATTGTTGTTTACTTGGCGTATGATAGCTAAGATGAAGAATAGTGTTGCAACTAATCTGTTAATATTAGATGAGACGTTTGATTCATCATTAGACCACGAAGGTGTTGATAATCTGATGAAAATCATCTATACTTTAGGAGATGAAACTAACATATACGTAATATCTCATAAAAGAGAGTTGCTTGATGATAAGTTTTCTAATAGAATAGAAGTAGTGAAAGATAAAAACTTTAGTAGGATTGTATAATGGAAATAAGTGCAGAAACAGTAAAGGTATTAACTAACTTTGCTCAGATCAATAGCAATATTGTTATTAAACCTGGTAATAAGATTATGACTATATCAGAAGCTAAGAATATTTTAGCTGAAGCGGTAGTGCAGGAAGAGTTTGATTCGAGTATAGGTATATATGACTTGCAAGAGTTTTTAAGTGTACTTAACTTAGTAGATACTCCTTCGGTTAAGTTTGACTCTAGCTATATGAGGATAGGAGGTAATGCTGGTCGATCTATTGTAAAGTATTTTTATGCAGATCCAGAGATGTTAACTACTCCTTCTAAACCTATTGATATGCCTGAAGCAGACGTTTGGTTTACTTTAGATCAGACTACTCTATCTGGAATTAAGAAAGCATCTTCTATCTTTGGTCATAGTCAAGTAATAGTTGAACCAGATGATAATACTATTAAACTATCAGTAGTAGATGCAGAGAATGCTACAGCTAATACTTATTCTGTGACAGTAGATGGAGGATATAACTCACCTGATTTTAAATATGTACTAAATATTAACAACCTACGTATGGTCAATGATGACTACGAGGTTAACATTTCTAAAAAATTAATATCACAATTTACAAGTGTCAATAGCAGTATTACTTACTGGGTTGCGCTTGAAAAGTCATCAACATATGGAGAATAAAATGGCTAAAGAAGACGAATTGAAACTCGCGCATGAATCACATGCTCCTGTATACGACCTATCTAATAGAGTATGTCGTTCAACAGTTGCGGTGATTGATACTATGGTACAACGAGGAGCAGTAAAAGGTGAAGAATTATCTACTCTAGGTCAATTACGAGATCAAGCTGTACAGCTAATTCAAATGTCAGAAACTTATCAGCAAGATATGGCTGCTGAATCCGAATAAGGATACTATTTATATTATGAGCAATGATTTTCTTTGGGTTGAGAAATATCGTCCTACTAAGATATCTGAAACTATATTGCCTCCTGCGTTAAAGCAAACGTTTCAGAGTATGGTAGATGCTGGAGAATTGCAGAATATGCTCTTCTCTGGCACTGCCGGTTTAGGTAAAACTACTATAGCAAAAGCCCTATGCAACGAGCTGGGGCTTGATTATATTTTAATTAACGGATCTGAAGAAGGTAATATAGATACATTACGAGGTAAGATAAAGCAATTTGCTTCATCAGTATCTTTATCAGGAGGAGTAAAGGTTTGTATTCTTGATGAAGCAGACTACTTGAACCCTCAAAGCACTCAACCTGCATTGCGAGGATTTATTGAAGAGTTTGCTAATAACTGTCGCTTTATTCTTACCTGTAACTTTAAGAATAGAATTATTGAACCTTTACATTCTCGCTGTGGAGTTTATGAGTTTAATACTACCAAGAAAGACTTAGCTGAATTAGCTGCTCAATTTTATAAACGTATGTCCTTTGTATTAGATGAAGAAGGTATATCATACGATAATAAAAACGTTGCAGATCTTATTATGAAGCATGCTCCAGACTGGAGGAGAGTAATCAATGAAGCTCAACGAAGATCAATCAGTGACTTTAATAGTGTCGGTAGTGGTGTTGGTAGTATTGACAGCACTATTAACCAGTTAGTAGAACATCTAAAGACGAAGAACTTTAAGAAGATGCGTTCATGGGTTGTAAACCATATGGATGTAGATACTAATGCTATCTTTCGTGGGCTATATGACAATATGAATGAGTATGTAGACTCTGGAAGTATACCTCAACTTGTTCTTATATTAGCAGACTATCAATATAAAGATGCATTCGTCGCTGATCATGAGCTAAATATTGTAGCATGCATGACAGAGATAATGGCGCAGGTCAATTTTAAATGAAAACACAAGTAAAGAATATTACTATTTTAGGTGGTGGTGTAATTGGGTGGTTTACAGCAGCTCTATTAAAGAAACGACATCCTCATTATAATATACAATTAGCAGAATCACCTCAAGTACCTATTCTAGGAGTTGGAGAAAGTACAGTTCCTCAGTTAGGAGATATGCTTGAATGGCTAGATGTAGATGAAGAAAGGTGGATGCGAGGAACTCATAGTATTTACAAGCACGGTAATATGTTTAGTGCTTGGAATACAGAAGACCCTAAACCACATGCAACTGACCATTGGAAATGCCCACCATGGGAGCAACAATTCTATTCATTTAGTTATACTTGGAGAGATAAAGCTTTTAAAAATTCTTTTTACGGCGGAGTAAAACATCGAGATTTCTTTTACGACAATGATGATAGATTTGGAGTAGATCATAAAAGTTATGATTATTGGTTAGAATTATTACGACAAAAGAAATATAAATGGTGGGAAACATCAGAGTATTGCACAGAGCAATACCCGTTTGCAATTAGAAATAAATCTCCTTATGATGATAAGAAAGATCATCTCTTAGGTGACTGGCATACTTATGCGTGGCATGTAGACGCTGAAAGATTTCCTTTAATAGTTAGAGATCAGATAGCTCTTCCTTTAGGGGTTAAACATATTCAAGGGCATATGGTTGATGTAATAAAAGATGAAGAAGGGTATGTAAAGCAGCTAATATTAGAAGATGGTAGAAAATTAGATGGTGATCTATTTGTAGATTGCACTGGATTTAATAGACTTTTATTAAAAAATATGAATCCAGAATGGATTCCTATGACTCATTTACCTACCCAGAGTGCATGGGTATGTCCTATTGAGTATAAAGATCCTTATAAGGAAATGAAACCATACACTCAGAGCTATGCTCAAAAGAATGGTTGGAACTTTATTATCACTCTTTACAGTAGAATGGGTTCCGGTTATATCTTTGATGCTAATTCAGAAGATCCTAGTAGCGCTAGAGAGCGTTTTATTAAGTATTGGGACGGGTATAACATGTTGCGTGATCCTAAACTAATACAATGGGATCAAGGATATTTTAAAGACTCGTGGGTAAAGAATGTTGTAGGTATTGGCATGGCTCAAGGCTTTATTGATCCTATGGAAGCAAATAGCATTTATGTTGCACAAGCAGGAATACAAATGCTCGATCAAGCTTTAACTAAATATGATAATCGAGTTATATCTACACATACTAAAAAAGCTTTATCACGACAAGTTCAAAAGATGGAAAAGCAAATAGGTGATTTTGTTTCTTATCATTACACATTAAGTAAGCGTAGAGATTCTCCTATGTGGAAAAAATGGGGAGAGTACGGAGAGAAGAATAACGACATAGAAAAAAACTGGTTAGAGTATCGTAACCCTAGAGGATATATTGGACGTAACATATACCTTGATTACCAGTGGGCTCAGCAACATCACTACTTAGATCGGTGGGATGAAGATATATGTAGTTTAAATGTTGATCAGGATTTATTACCTCTCGCTGAAATTGACTTTAACTATTTAAGATCTAAATCTACAGCATTAGCAGAGTATGCTCCTAACATATATGATTATTGTAAAAAACATTTATATAACGGCGCTACTAGTAGAGAGATATTAGAAGAGGCTTTATCTGAACGATGATATACATAGATGGTGTTGAGTACATTGAAAGTGATAATGAGTATATCAGAAGTGCAGTTATTGATCGACTTGAAGATAGAGACGTTTCAGTAAATACGAGTGGGACTACAGGGCATCCAAAACCAGTTAATCACACAGCAGATTCTATAACAAAAATTAGTAATTATAATACAGAATTTTTTAAGCTAACTTCTAGTAGTACTATGTTACAGCTATACAGTCCTAGAGGTATAGCTTTTACTACTATGAGTTTATATCCCAGTTTAAATGTAGGATGTGATCTTTTTATTGAAACTAATATAAACAGATACATTGAACGTATGAACGAGATAAAACCTACTCATACATTAGTTCTCCCTTCGCTATATAATACTTACAGTAAACATCCTAAATGGAATACCTTAGACCTCTCTAATTGCGAACAAGTATTAATTGGTAGTGATTTTACCCCTGTTGATGCATTAACAGATCTAAGAATGTTAGGAGCTAAGACTGCGTATAGTGTTTATGGTAGTACAGAAACTCCTCCAGTTATTGCATACACAGAATCAGATAATCATTATACTTGGGAAGGCATAAATCCTAATGTTGATTTAAAGATTGAAGCAGAACAGCTATATGTTAAGTGGAAGCATCAAGATGAGTGGTGGCGAAGCGGAGACCTAGTAGAAGAAACACAACGCGGATTTAAGCTAGTAGGTCGTAAACTAAATATGTTTAAACTTGGTGAATGTGGGGTTAGAGTTTATCCAGAGCAAGTAGAGAAGATTGCCATTGCGTTAGGAGCTACAAGAGCTCTTTGTAGAAAGGTTAATGAAAAATGTTATGTATATGTTACTGGAGATTTAAACAGTAAAGATTTAATTAAGAACTTTACATTTGACATTGTAGTAAAAGAAGTTGAAAACATTGAAGTAGATAATAACTTGAGAAAAGTAAAACGAGACCAATGTATGAAAGAATAAAAACAGATTTAGAAGATTGGGATTTATATATTACAGATAATCCTACCAATTTTTATGTGCAAAGCTTTATAGAAAAGGTTTCACAGGAACAATCTCAGTTAACAAGACTTACTGACGATCCTTATACTTATGATAGGTTAATCAGGTTTTATCGTAAGTTTAATATATTATGGTTATTTAAAGGTAATCCTGTTTACGGGTTCTTTGCTGTTCAGTATGATAAGCTTCCCTCTAATATAATTAGAATGTATACCAGATTATATAAATTAAATAGAAAAGAAAATTTATTCTCTCGTGAGTTTCTATTTAATGAGAATAAAACATATTCTATATATTTAAAAAGATTATTTCATGCACATAAAATAGATACTATATTTTTTACCAGGCATACAGCAACTACTGCTAATGACATAAATAAATGGAAAAGCTCTAAACGTAATAAACAGTTTATGAATCTCGATATTAAATATGCTGATAACATACGATTTAGAGGTGTAGATCAAACCATTTATTACTATAACGCTTGGCAACCAGATAAGTCTCTAGATGATAGTTTTATAAAAACGCTTGGATCAATTTAATGCTATACGGAACTAAACTAAGACTGCTATGGGGTTGGTATCATTTAGCTACTGCTTACAGTTTATACTATTGTTATGTTAATGATAAAATGTCCTTAGTTTACTATTCCCTAACATGGGGAGTGCTGTTTGTTATAGTAGGAGGGTATGCTGGTTGGCATAGATACTTTACTCACAAAAGTTTTAAGACAGATAAAATTACTAGAACTATTATGTTATGGTTAGGTGCTGCTATGGGATTGGGTAAGCCAGTAACTGTAGTAGGCATTCATAGATACCACCATGCTAATAGTGACACAGAACAGGATATACATTCTCCTAAATATAGTAATTGGTGGGAGATTCTTTTTGGATATTATAAAGAACCTAAACTATCTAAAAAGTATATTAGTGATTTACTCAAAGATAAGCAGATAAGATTTTTACAAAAGTACTACTTTAGAATTTTAATATTAATTAATCTTATACTGCTTTTAATACATCCCATACTTCCCGGTTTATTATTTGGTATTGGTAACTTGTATGTTATATACTCTACTGGTATAATAATTAATAATTTAAACCATAGAGGAGGAAGCAATAACAACTTATTATATGCTATACTCACATTTGGGGAAGGTTGGCATGACAATCATCATTTAGATAGTTCTAAATATAGCAACTGGATAAAATGGTATCAGATAGATATTACAGGATTAATAATAAAATGGTTTTTAAAACGTGAACATGGATCTGTATCATAAACTATCATTAAATTATAATTGTGATAAGCTAAAAGCTATCTACTTTAATAACTGGAGTATGCCTCCTAGTATTTTAAAAGAGGATGTTTTAGAAGTAGGGACCAAACAATATCTTATTGTATCATTATTAGGTAATAAGAATATAGATTGGGGACTTGGAGAGTTTTTTACTAAACACAATTTGATAATAAAAGAAACTGTAATTTACATCTCTGGACCTCATACTATTGGACGCCCCCATTTAGACGTTTGTAGAATTAATACTGTAAATGAATGGGCGTTAAATGTTCCTATCTTTAACGGTACATCTGGTAGAACAGTATGGTATGATAGTAATACTAAGGTAAATAAAAAAGTAGTAGATGGTAATATAGTAGGATTATTAAGTGAAGACAAAGCTACAGATTGTAAAGAGGTAGCAGATATGATAATGGATTCTCCTTGCATAATGAGAACTAATCATTTACACACTGTAGAGAACTATACAGATAATTGGCGAGTAAATTTGTCGTTTAGATTTAAAGGTACAAGTTGGAACCAAGCAAAGGAGAGGCTACTATGAGTATTATTCTTTATACACAACCTAGATGTGGTTACTGTGTTATGATGAAAGAAATGCTTGACTTTTTAAAATATGAGTATACAATAGTAGATATAAAGAATTCCTCTGAGGCTTTAAACTTTATGAAAGAACAAGGACATACTACTGTACCTCAGCTATATGCATATGATTTTCATATTAATCAAAAAGATACTTATGAGTATACTTCAGAAGAGTTAAACAATCTTATACTAGAAGCAAAGGGTAAACATTGGCCCTGGCAAGATAGCGGAATTGAACAAGGTATATAATGAACCCTTTTAGTTATGTAAGTAGTATCAATGATACTAAAAAAGATATTATGAAAGACGATATAGCAGAAAAGGGATATAACGCATTTCTTATTAATCGTAGTTTTTCATATTTTTATGATACTGTAGGTCTAGCTAACGTTATGAATCAGTATCACCATACAGATAATAAACTCCAATATCACTTTCTTATAAATACCATTCGTAAGCGTAAGCGATTTTCGAAATGGATTAAACCAGAAACTGAGAGTGATATTGAAGTGGTAAAAGCATACTATAACTATAGCAATGAAAAAGCAAAGCAAGTATTACCCCTCCTATCACCTGAACAAATAACTATAATAAGACAGAAGGTGAATAAAGGTGGAAGAAAGTAACGTAATACATTGGAGCCCAGCAGAGATGCTTGAGGTGACCTTAAACGAACCAGATGATTTTCTTAAAGTAAGAGAGACCTTAACACGTATTGGTGTTGCATCTCGTAAAGATAAAAAACTTTTCCAATCATGTCATATACTTCATAAGCAGGGTAGATATTTTATAGTACATTTTAAAGAATTATTTCTTCTAGATGGAAAAAAAGCTAACCTTGAAGAGTCAGATATTCAAAGAAGAAATACAATTGCTACTTTAATGAGTGATTGGGGATTAGTAGAGATTCATAATAATGAAAAGGCTGCTAATTTAGCTCCTTTAAGATTAATAAAAATTTTACCGTTTAAAGAAAAGAATCAGTGGGAGTTATGCCCAAAATATAATATAGGTAATAAATAAAAATGTTCCCAGACGGACTAGAAGAAGCTATAGCTAATAAAAAGGCCTTTCATGGTAGTTTAGATCTATCACGAAGGGCCTTTCCTTCTTGGGATGACATAGTACCTTATTTTGATCAATCCTTTTTAAATGGAAATAGAAGAGCGAGAGACCCCCACAAGATTTTTGTAGATGTTGCAACAAATGATTTTCCTATTGTAAGGAACGTAAAGTTTGAATTAGGAAAATTATTAAACAGAATAGATATTTCTTGTCATTGCTATGCAGGTTTTAGTCCTAATGCAATCGCTTCTCCTCCTCATAAAGATCCAATGGAAGTATTTTTTGTTATGATAAAAGGTACAATGCCTTGGAAAATATTTGAAAACGGATGTGACTATAATGATGTTAATCAAACTATGTCATCTAAATCAACTCTTTCTAAAAGATTAACTCCTGGAGATTTTGTATACGTCCCAACTGGGGTTTATCATGTTGCATTACCAGATTGTTCCCGAGTTGGATTTTCTTTCGGTTGGTAGTTGCAATTTAAAATTTAATAACTATATATACTATAGTGATGCGGAGAACTCCGGTCACATTTCAATCTTGCTTGCTCAAAAGGAGATAACAATGACAGGCTTACATACACTTTTCCCGCGGTCATCTTTTGTTGGTTTCGATCATCTATTCAATGAATTAGAGTTCACTGCTAAACATGCTCAAGACCATTATCCCCCACATAATATTATTAAAGCTGGTGAATCAGAATATCTGATTGAACTTGCTATTGCTGGGTTTTCAAAAGATGAAATTAGCGTTGAGGTCAAAGACAGGACCTTGACAGTGAAGGGAGAGCACGTCTCTAAAGGTAGAGAGTTTATCCATCGTGGCATTTCGACAAAGAAATTTAAACGAACCTTTAGGCTGTCCGAACATGTAAATGTAAACGGAGCAGATATTCAGGATGGTATTCTGG